CTAGCACCAGGCTTAGTAGCATTTGTTGAATACACAGATGACGAAAAAACTGCCAGTGAAGAAACAACTGCAATTGGTCTAACAATGAAATTCTAATTTTAAATTAGGATAATAAAAAAGCAGCATTAAATGCTGCTTTTTTTGTGACTTATGTATGCCATCTATAATCTTGCACTGTGCCATCTAACCAAGTAGTAACTAATCCTTGATCAGTTAGTGTTCCGTTTTTAAGAACAAGTTCTCGCATATTATCATTAAGTAAATCATCGTCTACCATGCTGTACCAGGTTGTAGTATACGGCGATGGATCGCGTTCTTTGTATACAACAACTTGAATCCAATCATCATATTTTAATTTTTGTAAATAAAAATCTTTTATATCAAATCCATTTAGTGCAAGCAAATATATTATCTGTGTTACTGTAAATGTGTTGAAATGATGAGCAGGTGTGTAATGCTGAAAGCGATGCTGTAATACATTTACTGTACTAGGCACTGATAGGTATAACATACCGCCTTTGCTCATATTACGGTTAACACGACCTAAGAATTCTATAGGACTGTATATATATTGCATAACATCATGACACCATACAACATCAAACTTTACACTCCATATTGTATCGTCAGTATTAAGATCAAAGTTTTTATATTTTATATTATGCCTTTGTGGTTGTATATGTTCGCAGTTTAAATCAAAACCTACGCAACTAAAGTTTAGATAAGAGCCTTCAGAACCATCTTCAAGAAATTCACGCATATTAGCCCAATACTCTAAATCACTGCCGGTACCACATCCAAAGTCTGCCATGTGTTTGATACTGCGTTTAAAGTCATCAAATTGGTTCAATAATTCTAATGTTGGCTTACTATCTCGCATTAATCAATCCTGATGTCTTCCATGCCTGCTGTACGCAAACGAACAACATGTCCCATCTGCCACTGCTTAGTGTCCAAGCCTTTCATAATGCCTAGCCACCTATTGCGTAATAGTGCTACTTCGTTGATAATAGTTTCAAAGTCGATAACTTCATCTTCGCCATCTACATACTTTTCTGCATCGCGACTTGTTAACGCTCTGGCATATCCTTCTAAATACTTTTGAAAGTGCTTGCGTCTGATCTTGCGCAGTTGTATGTTGAGGTAGTTAAGCACCGCTTCAATCTCTTGTAATTGATTGAAACGATGCTCAGTTATACCTGGCAGTGCAGTAATATTCTTTTCTACAATGCCTTTAACATGACACTCGCGCTTTGCTTCTTCCAGTTCACTTTCGTAAAAGTTAATGAAACTTGGAATAGCAGTCAGATCATTAACGATTCTATTATAGTATTGACTCAATACTCATCATCTTCGTACTCGAAGTCCTCTTCGCCTAGTAATTCTTGTACACTGTTTTTCATGTATTTGTCAAGGCCGCCTAGACGATATAGTGTTTCTTCATCCAATATTTCTTGTAAATCATCTACTAGATGATCTGTTGCACTTTGCATTTCTTTTGCTGGTATATATTGTTTAAGAACTAAGTAAATTTGTTTTACTACTTCTTCTTCATCCATCACTTGCTTCCTCAAGTATTAATCCGGTTTCTGCGTCAACTACATCACCGTTTGGTGCAATAATTGTTGCATCTGCGATATCATCAATACTTAGTCCATCTTGCGCAGAAATGTCCTGCATAATTGCTTCAAGTTTTTCACCAGTCCAACCTTTACGAAACTCTAACATTTCTTCGCCGGCTGCAGTAGTATACTTTAGACGATTGCCTTGCTTAGTAAGCAGTCCTTTTGCTTCAAACAAGTCAAGCAATCCACTGTAAGGATCCATACCTGTTTCATAGGGAATCTTAACCTGCACTGCTTCAAATGGCTTACTGTAGCGTGTTTTCATAACCTTACATGCTGCACGAATACCATTTACAGTAGTAGTCTTGTTGCCATCCAAATCTTCTTTGAGTTTAAGTTTACGCATTGCTACAACAATACTACTAGCGTAGATAAATCCTTGTCCTCCACTGATCTTGTCATCTGGGTCAAACATATCTTGCGATGCGTATGTGTGATTAGTACACACCATGCCTACATTGTAACTGCCAATCATGTTAACTGTGTTACGCACAAGTGCTGTTAGTGCTTTAGGCTTACGACCCATGTCACCTTTCATGTCGCCTTTATTAAACTGGTCAACATCTGTAGGTGTCATCATCATACCTAAACTATCAAGTACAAACAGTACCTTTGGACGATCTTCTTCTGCCATTGCTTTATAGTCTGCCATAAACACACTAATAGTTTTGGCAACATCGTCAATCATACTCATGCTAAGTTTAAGCAGTTTGCTTTCGTCTGTGTCAACACCCAGTGCTTGTAGCCAACTTTCATCCAGTGCGTTCTCACTGTCGATTAGCACAACAAAGATGCCTTGCTCTTGTGCATGACGCACGATGTTGCCACTTGCAAAGTAACTTTTACCTGCGCCTGATTCTCCAGCAAACACTGTAACTTTGCCCATTGGCACGCCACGATGAAAATTACCGCTGATAAGATAGTTAAGTGCATAACTGCCTGTGCTGATCCAATCTGTTGGATCATGAAAGCCGATACTTAGTCCATCAATGCTTTTTGTAATATCTTTTCTAAATTTGCTTACGTCAAACGGCTTTGCCATAGTTTAAACCTCAATTTTGCATTTATTTTTATGTATAGAATTATTATAAACGATAGTTCTATATTTTGTCAAGTTTTCTATATAGTCAGGTATATTAGCAATAGGTACTCTCATACCCATTGGTTTTACTCCATGTTTATTTGCCCAATCCAAAAATTCTTTACTAAAAGGAATAGTTTCTGGGCGTTTTAGACTTAGTGAAAAAGTTTCTTCTAATTTTTCAAAATTATAATGATCATCATATTGCAATTCTTCATCTAAATTTGCAAATTTGTCATAATACTTTCTACCTACATATGTATAAGAAAACGAAAAATTTGTGTAACTATTACTTGTTACAGTTTCATCGAAAAATAAATTTTCAAACATATCATAACGGTTGTCGGTACAATAAAAAATATTGTCAAAAGATTCTTCAATGGTATGAATACCTTTATCATTTATATCTGTATAATGGTTAAATAATCCTAATTTACTTAACACTTCTGCAAGTCTAATATTTCTTATATCATCTGGGTAACAATCATGTAATTTGCTACCTATTTCTGCTAATTGCAAATTGTCACTTGTACGCAAAACATCTATGTTAACAACACAATCCTGACTGTGAACCCAATCACAGTGTGTACTGTTTAAAAAATTTTGATCCAAATAGCCTATATCATTATCAAATTTTTTGAAGTTAATGCCTGACAAAATTTTTACTGTGTTATTAACTTGATCAATAGCGTTAATTAATAGTTTTATAGTCTTTGTAATACTAGAAGAATTGCAAAGATCACCAAATCTTTTAGTGTTCACATGATCGACAAAATATTCAAAAAGTTGTTGATTTTCTATAACAGTAAAAGGAATTTCATCGCCTGTATTCTCAAATACTAGTTTAAAATCCATCAATTTCTCCTAAAAAATAAACAAGAGAGGCAAGCAACTTAGATTGCTTGCCTCTACTTAGCCTTATGATTGGCGGTTACGGATCATCGCAAGGATGTCTTCTGCCCGCTTGCTTTCACCAGCTGGTGCTGCTTCTGCAGGTGCTGCCACAGTTTCAACTTGTGGAGCAGGAGCAGGTGCTGCTGCAATTGGTGAAGGAGTTGCTGTCGGAGCAGGTGTTGGGGTAGTTGGCGCTGCCGTTGCAGTAGACGTACTAGAGGTTGAGGAACCTGCTGGAGCGTCAATACCATATGGACGATAATACTGCCCCCAACGCTCAACGTCGTAGGGCTGTCCATCTACACTTGCTTCGAACATCTCTTTAATGCACTGCAATTCTACTTCTGTAGGTTTTTTAGGAAGGAAATCACTAAGTGTGTGCAAACCATTTGTTTCAATAGCCTGCGCTTGTGCTTCAGTAATAGCAGTTTCTTTACGAGCCCATTTACTTGTACTG